ATCTCCTAATTTATTAGGAATTTCATTAACAAATTGAATTTCTATAACATTACTACTCTCTAGTATTATATAGTTTATGGGATATTCAACTTCAAAATTATCAATTTTTATATATTCATGTTGCTTTGTCATATTTTCCTCTTTTCTCTTTTAATTTTATCTATAGATAATTAAACAATAGTTTAATTGCATCTACTAGTTATCCTAAGGTTACAGTAGGGATAAATTCATTACAAAATAATGATTTGAACCTACACTTCCGTACATCAATAATTGCTTTAAATCATGCAGAGTCACAGTTAGTATTAAATTTACCAACAAAATTTAGTGGCATATTACGAACGACGGAGGCAGGCGGCTATGTTTGTCAGGAATATATTACAGGGTCAGGGCATTATTGTCGTTTTATGGGAAGTTCCGGGTGGAATAATTGGGTATTATAAATGTATATGGTGATTATAATCATCTAACGCTAGACGGTAGTGAATGGCTACCTTTTTATGTTCTATTTGTAGTAGCCTAAACAGCAACAACCGTTAAAAATGTGCTATGGTTATAAGATTGTATTTCATCACCACGGTGTCCTTTTACATGAATACTTATATTATTATTTTCACTTACACTGCATAGCCTTGTACTTACACTAAAATGCTTGAAATTGGCAGATATTGTGTTATAAGACCTAGCCACCAAGGTAGTATTTACAAGTATATCTATCTCTTTACTACCTAATGTAATATTGTTAAAGAAGTATATTTGTGCTGAAATTAATACATGCCTAACCCCAGCACCAATTACTATATTTCCATTTTGTAGAGATAGCCCAGTCCCTTTTGAAACTGAACTACTCAAAGGAAGTTTTTCATACTCATTGTTAGTCTTAACAAAAAGACTGCCTAAGTATGCAGATATCGCAGGTTTATTATTTAAACTATTGTTTAATGCTGTATTCTGCTGTGCTAACAACATTACCTGCCTTGCAGACGCTGCTAAATCCCCCCTATTAGTAACACTATTATCTACTATACTCCCAAATGTAACAAGTGCTGACCTTATTGCCCTAAAATCATTTCCAAACTTCTTTATTTTACCAAACAAAGTCTTTACATCTTCACTTTCTGCTATAATAGGAAATTCTTCTGTTGTTCCCGTAAACTCTGTAACCTTTGTTTCTTTAATATCTCCATTTTCTATATCTACTTTTTTATTCTCTAGTGCAACTACCGAGTTTAAAAAAATCTCATGTATTTTATTAAAGGTAGCTGCATGTGCTGGTGTACTTGTTTCTAATTTTTCTACTTCTGTTATTATTTCCGCATGTTCTGATATTTCTAAATTACTCATTTTTATTTTCCTCCTTATTAAAATATTTCTTCCATATCAAATATAAATTCCATATCTACATCTTTAAACTTGCTTCCAAAAGTTTTATATGCCACTAAATCCCCGTCCTCATCTATTAACCCAATTTCACTTATTTGCTCACCTGCTAAGTCATTAAGTCCTAGAATTGCTTTATATCTACATGTTGTAGGTACTGGATATTCATGTTCATTTATAGGCTTTGTTATTAACTTATTTGTTAGTGTTGTTTCATTTCCTGTTAAAACTTTAACATTCCCCTCATTATCTATTCCACCAGACCCAAATACCATATGTGTTATCTTTGGCAGTTTAATATCTCCTGCGTGTGCTTTACAAAGTTTTTCTCTTCCCTTTATAGTAATTATTCCTTGTGCCATAATATAAAACCTCCTACAAATTAGTTATTGTTGATGTACTTGCTCCAAGCGTTTTATTTCCATTTAATAAATTTTTACCGTCTAGCAACCACCAATTCTTATATGTTGTTAATGTACTTTTTGTTTCTATATTTTCCTTTACACTAGGTTTAATAGTAATATCCAATCTATATAATTCTTTATTACCTATCTCCCAGCCTTTTAACTCCTTACTATTATCTAGCAACCATGTACCATTTAAGTTTATAACTTTATAACCACTTAACGGATAAAAGCAACTTATCATTTCTAACCTAGGTATATTGCTTTTAATATTTTGCTCATATCCACCTTTTAAAACTATTTCATAGTTATCTTTAGCAATTCCTTCTTTTATTGCCCTAACTTCTTTTCGTATAGCAGCATAATTTTGAAAAAACTCTTCATCGATTGTATGTTCTATCAATATTATAAATTCTGCCCAACGCTTTTTATCTCTTTTATAAAAGGGAATAATTCTAACATTGTTATGTCCTAGGGCTTGTACTGCAAGTTGTACCCCTCTACGGCTTCCCGCACGTTCAGAAATTTCTGTTTTTAATAGTAAACGCTTTCTATAATCCTCATCACTTTCATTTGCATATTTCTGCATTCCTCTATCATTTCCGTGAACCAAAAGCATTTCTTTACTACAGCTTGTTATATTGTTTTCTAGCCGCATTTTATTAAAATATTCTTTTGTTTCATCTGCCTTTTGCCCAAGTATATTAAACAGTATTTTAAATTGATTTGATTGACCTTTTATTCTCTTTAAAGGAGTATGTAAAAGATAGTACATATATTCACTTATACTTTTAAACATAATTATCCTCCTTCTATTGTTATATTAATATTTCCTGCGATAATTACTTTATCTGCTTCTAATGTTATATCCTCTATAGGTTTTAGAACTTTAATATTTTTTATCGTTGGCACTGTTTCTTTAGCTGTAACAATTATATCTACTAAGTTTAATTCATTAAGCTTTCGTGGCATTCCTATTTTAAGCATATTTATTAATGCATTATTTATTTTTTCTTCTACACCTAGAGTACTTATATTTTCTTGCATTGTTATTATTATATTTATATCCTGTATTACTGTTATACTACTTTTTACAAGAACATCTTCATAAGTTCCAATTATAGTATCTACTGCTTCTCTAACTCTTTCTAAAAGTGCTTCTGTTGCAGTTCCTGCTGTACTTGTAACTATTATATCTATAGTTCCCTGCCCCCTTGGGTGCCTATCATTTACTTGGACATATAGCACACCATCTACTGCCGCACATGCATTTTTATATTTATCTGCTATAGGTCTTACAGATAATTCTGCCCAAGCATTTAAACTCCTATTAGCAAGGCTTTTATCTGTTTCTGTATCTTGTCCTTCCTCTACTATCCAGCCGTCTAAATTACTTATACTTTCCACACCTGTTAGATGTATTAAACATTTTGTAATCTGCCCTGACGGCAAGTTATAAAGACTTCCTTCTTTTTCTGCTTCAATTTCTATAGTTGTTTCTATAGCACCTACAGGCATTATTACTGCTTTTGTTGTAAAATATTTTAGTTCTTCTCCACTTATATTTTTTGTTTTAAAGACTGTTGCCCTTGGTATTCTAAGTGCTTCTGTCGTATCTGTTCTAGTTATTGTTATAAGTCCTTTTGTTTTACTTGCTTGTTTTCTTACTTTACTAAAATCAGCGGCTTTTAAATCTAACCATTCCCCACTAGCATGACGAAGATACATATTATTTAATACTGTCCTACAAAGTATTTTCATTTCTCTTAGGATTTGTAAAAATATACTTAACAGCGTATTAAATACACCACCTTCACGCCAGTTTGTTACCACAAATCCTTCTGCTTCGAGTTCATTTATTGTTTCATTTTTAAGAGTTTCTAATTCTTCAACTGGAAGTATATTATCAAGAATTTCTTTTTCTATCATATTTCTATAACCTCTACTTCTACTCTATTAAGATTTAATATTAGCTTGTGTTCTTCAGCGTTTATTTCGCTAAATTCAATTTCAATTTTTACATTATCATCTGTAAACTCAGTATTAATTTTTATACTGCTTGTATCAAGTTCTTTTCTTTTTTCTAGTTTTTGTTTTATTCTATTTTCTATTTCCATTTTTAACATTTTTGAGTGTGTCTGGTGTACAAATTCTAGTAAAGACCAACCATAACTTGGAGCATAAAACAATTCATTCTCTGTAGTAATTGCTTCTAGCTTTATATCTTGTAACAAACATTCCTTTTCAGATATTAATTGTACATCTCCTGTAGTAGTAATAGATAAATTAAAGTTACTAAGTTTTATATCTGTCATTATGTTTCCACCCTCCCTACTATGTATACATCTAATTGTCCATACAAAAGCAATATAACTACCTTATCGCCAATATTATATTCGCTTTCATTTTTTGATACATTTGGTATTTCTGGAAATTTATCATCATATTCATCTGTATTTTTTAAAATTTTAATAGTATAACTATTATCATTTTTACTTGTTATTTTAGCTTTCATCGCAAAGGGATATTCTAGGTAGTTATAATCTGTTTTAAAAATTTCTTTTAGCGTATTCTTTATCATATCCTTTAACATTTTTTCCCCTTTATACTTTTATAATTGTTCTTATAAATCCCTGATTTGTTGTAAATGATATTTCTTTTACTTTAACTCTTCCATTTAATAAGGCATGTTTTACTTCTATGTAGTCACCATGCTTTATAAATGGAACACCAACACATTCAATCTCAAAATTCTGATTATATCTTGTTATACTAATTATATTTTTACCATATTCTAATACATACATTAAATCTTGTTTTGGCTCTACTCCCCAGTAAAATATCCCATTTCTAAAATAAAATACATTCTTTATTCCCCATATATTATTTATTTGTTCGATAGCTTCTATTCCATTTTTCCTTGTTAATGGAACAGTTTTTTTATACGGGTAGTAATCATCATTTAGTTTATATTTATATATATTCGCATTTGTAAGTAAAAATATTAATATTTCTCTAGGTGTTGCGTCTAAAAATGTATTAGTAATCTCAATTCTTTCAAGTTTTATCATTTCATCTTTTAGGGTTATTTCGTTGTAGTTTAACTGCATTACATAACCCTTAAACGCAGTATAAAAATCTCCAGCATACCCTAGTTCTATTATTCCAATATCATTTCTATCTATCTTTATTTTATCTACATATTCTTTTGTTAAATATACTTTTGCAAAGGCATAAAAATTTTCTGATGAATTAACTTCTATCTTTATGCCTTGTGTAATAATGTAGTCACCTAATGTAACTCTAATTTCTGGATATAACAAATCTCTAATTTCATTTAACTTCACACGTTTTCTTCCTTTACCAATTATCTATTATTGGAGTTTTATTTGTTTTAGGAACTAAGCCACCACCTGCTTTAAAATCATAATAAGATGAATTGCCTGTTAGTGTTGGCACATTTGACGCTGCACTTCCTCTATTATTACTTAAATAGCTATTGTATTCCCTTGTAAGACCATTGTTATTATTTACAGTATTACTAGACACAGAACTTCCAGTTGATGTTGCTTTTTTTGCTACAATTGTAACAGCTACGTATTGCCAAAACTCTAAACTAACTTCTATTTGTGTTCTCTTATTTGTATATCTAGTATTCATGCTTTTAAATATAACTTTATTAATTCCCCTTATAGCTGCATGTTCATTCACAAAATCTAATACTTCTGGTTTGCTCTGTAGTGTAGCTTGGTCTTTAAAAATATTATGTATTGTCTGCATTTTAACTTCTTTAGTTGTATTTACATCATCGATTAGAATTAAATCAATATTTATTTTTCCGTCCTCATATCCTGTTGCTTGTTTTGGCTTTACTGCACTTCCTTCTACTTCCTGTTCTTCAACCATAGCCGCTACTTTTATTTCATAATTTTTTATAACTCCTTGGAGAATTTTCCCGCCAACTTTTATTTCATTATCATCATTAAAAATCATTTAAAATTCTCCCTTTCATTATATTATTACTAGCTCACCTTCACCTGTAGCTGAAGCATTTGCATTATTATAATTTTCTATTTCTTTTACTAATTTAAGCAGTGCTTTTAAATCTTTTATCTTGCTAAAATCTATATTTAGTGTTAATTGCTTTATTACTACATTCTTCTCTTCTACACTATTTCCACTGCTTGTACTTTTACTTACATTATCTTCATTTTGTAAATTAACTTTTAAATTTGCCTTTTTAGTAGTTTTAAAATCTACTTGCTTAAAAGATTTCTCTACTGCCTGTGCTGGCAAATCCTCTCCTTGGTGTATTCCTGTTGTTATAGTTTCTAGTACTCTTTTACCACTTAGAGTTAAAGTCGATAGTGGTCCTTCCTTTGCGTCAGAAAACGGCAACAACTGCCTTATTTTTGCAAAACCATTTTTTACTGCTTCGTATGGTTTCATGAACGCACTTTCTATACCTTGTGCTAATGTGCTAACTATCTTTTTACCGCTTTCTCTAAACCACTCTGGCAAACTAGAAAAGAAGTTTTTTATATTATTTATACCTGTTGTAAATGTTGTACTTATATTAGTCCAAAGATTTTTAAACACTGTAACGAGTGTATTCCAATTTGTTGCTATTAGTAAAGGAATGCCTACAAATGGATTTAAAGCCACTATTAATAATTTTATTGGTGCTGGAAGTCCTGCAAATTTTTCTTTTACCCAATTTATTGCATTTATTAAGCCATTTACAAAGCTATCCCATGCCCCTTTTAAAAAAGCTACTACTGTATCCCAGTTTTTCCATAGTAGTACTATTGCTGCTATAAGTGCCACTATCCCTAGTATTATCCACGTTATTGGGTTTGCTAGTAAGGCTACTGTAAAAGCCCATACAGACGCTATTAACCCCGGCATTGCTGTAACTGCTGTTATTATTGCTTGCTTTGCCATTGCTGCCATACTTATAATAAAGTTCTTAATAGCTATAGCACCATTTACCACTGCTGTTTTTGCAAAATTAAATATAGATATAGTTACTTGTTTTAAACCTGCTATTGCCGCACCGCCACCTGCTTTTATTTTTAAAAATGCAAGTTTTAAAGCGTCTCCCGCATACATTCCATATATCCGTAATGTTTCAAGCATAGACTTTCCTAGTTTTAATATATTTACAAATCCACGCCCAACTCCTATTATTCTGGTTACTGCCGTTCCAAACACACCAATAGCAATACTTATTCCGCCAACAACTATTAACACCATGCTAACTGCTATAAATACTGTCATTAGTATTCTTACTAAGGCTTCATTTTTATTTACCCAATCTACCGCCTTATCTACCACACCACTCATTTTATTTACCGTTTCCACAAACAACGGTAACATTGTACTGCCTACTGTTTCTTTTAAAATTTGTAGTTTTTGCTGTAGTAATTCGTATTGGTCTGGCTCCATGTTGTTTATTTCACTTGCCATTCTAGCCGTTACTCCTACACCCTCTCCCATACTGCTATATAGATGTAGTATATTATCTTGTAAACTATCTGTTTTAGTGTAAAGTAAATCTATCATATCCACGGCTTGGACTGTTCCAAAGGCTTCTTGTATCTCTCTTTTTTCTATAGCGTCAAGTGTTTCTCCATACTTATTTCTCATTAAATCTAAAATCTCTGGCACAGATTTTAGATTATTGTTTGCGTCCAAAAAACTTAATCCTAATGTTTCCCCTGCTTTACCAGCCGTCTTTAAAAAGGCACTATACTTAGTTCCAGCCTCCGACCCACTCATTGTTGCTTGCAGTTGTCCAAGAATTGCAAGCTGTTCTTCTAGCGGTACTTGCTGTGCTGTAGCAGACGCACCAAGACTTGTTAAAGCCTGTGCCATACTACTGCCGCTTGCTTTATATACTAAAATGGATTCTGCAATACCAGCACTAAATATTTCTGCAAGTTCAATTTCAGAGATATCACTGTAGAAGTCTTTATATATTCCATATCCTGTAGCAAATAAATCTGTCATTTCGCCTATTGTTGAATCTGTCGCTTTTGCCGTAATACCTGCTATTTCTGTATATGCCGCTATTCCCTCTTCGTTTAGATTATCTATACCACCTTTTATATCCACTGCGGCGGCTAAAAACTCTGCTTTAGTAGTTCCAGCCCATGTATTACTAAAATCTGTTGCCGCATTAGATAGCGTTTCTAAATCCTCTACTCCCATTGCCTTTAACTGCCCTATTGCACGTTGTGTATCAAAAGTGGCTTCTATGGGGGATAGCACCGCTTCAGCTATCTCTTTTCCAGCAATCAGCATTCCTGTACCGCCTTGTATCATTCCTCCAAAACTTGCTTCCGCCTTTTCCAAAGAAGAAAGACTGCTATTAATATTCCCTGTCACATTTCGCATGGGATTTGTTATATTATCTATTAAATTTAGCATTACACTTAATTTATATATACTCTCTAAACCCAATTTCTCACCTCCAGTAAAAACTAATTAACCAGTTTCATTCTGTGGGATTAAAAGCATTACATATCGCCGTTTGCATTACAAAACTATCCATATTCGAAGATACCCTTGCTAGTGCCACGTAATAGAGAAACTCTTCTATATCTAATTCACCAATATCCTTACTTGGCAGTAGAGATTTAGGAACATATTTATATATTTCTAATGTTCCTATTTCTATCATATTTTCTTCTATCTCTACTTTTAGTTTCTCTAAAGTTTCTTCAAACCCACGTTATTACTAAACCCTAGTACTTCTAATAATTTTTGTCCAAGCCCAAGTGGCATGGCTGGATATTTTTTAAATCGTTCCAAAAGTTCTGCCTTTTGCTCTTCTATTATGTTTTCTAATATAAAGGTTTCTAAACTCTTAACAGCATTTTTACTGCTTGTTTTTATATACCTATTAAAACTTGCACTATTAGGCTTTTTAAAAAGCAATTTAATCTCTACTGGCTCATCATCATCTTCTGTTATTTCTGTTGTTAATTCGTATACATCTTTATATTTTTCTTTCGCCTTTTCTAATAATGTATTTTCTTTATCCTCATTTTTATTTTCTGCTTCTGTAACATTATCATTTCTGGTCATTCCTTCTAATTCTTTTATATCTTTCATTTTTAAATCTCCTTTTTGTCATTTATTTTAATAATTATCTTAATTTTAAATATTTATTTTTATATTTCTTACACTACACTGGCTCAAGTCCATCTCTTACTATTGTTCCTGCTATAAATAAATCTATGTCTATTTTCATGTTCTTATCACCTTGTGCTGCCTTATGGCTAAACTTAGTAAAAGATACATTATTAAGTACATCACTTACTGTTCTGCCACCCTCATTTGCATAACTTACAACTATACTTGGAAATTCTAGCTTATATAAAGATATTCCTTGCTGTTTGCAATAATCTATTAATGCTTCGTAATCATTTTTTAACATTACTAGCTTTCCGCTTGCCTTATAGTTTCCTGTACCATATCCCCTTGGCATTCCACCAAGTCCATATGCTAACTCTTTTTCAAATTCATCATCATATGAAATTTCTTGGGGTTCTGCTATCACTCCAGATAGCTTTAAATCTACACTGCCCCAATCATATATTTTACCATTTACCCTTAACATTTTGCCCTCCTTATCCTGCTACTGGATTAGTTACACCTATAAAAATATCAATACTCCTAATTTTTCCGATAGGCACATACCTAACCTTAAGTGTCAGTTTTTCTGTTTTTAAAACATCTTGCCCCTCTGGTACTGTTATTTCTACACTTGTTATCTCTTTAGCTTTAACCATATCTTTAATAGGTGCGGATATAAAAACAGCTTTAGCGTCTAAATCCCCTTGTATATCTTTAATATCTACACCTGTTTGCAGTACCATTAAGGCTTCTTTTCTTGTTAATCTTATTATCTTATTTAATACCCTAACATCTTCAAGATACCTATAATCGCTGCCTTCTGGACACATAACTTTTGCATTAGTAACATAATAACTATCAAGTCCGTTATACTGTCTAAATGTTAAATACTTAGCTACATCTAAATCTTCTATGTAGTCTTCTATACCATTTGGCAGTAACTTATTCATTTTCCCCAGCGCCATTTTAAAGCTTCTAACTTCCCCTATACTTTGTTCTATCCTAGCTTTTGCATACCAGCCACATACAATAGCTGCATTGTTTACATTTCGTTTTACTGCGTCCATTCCTAAATATTCAGAGTGCGTCGCAACTACTTGTACGTTATAATTTTTAACCTTTTTAGCGTCTATTATAAGCCTATTGGCATATTCTGCTATATTTTCAGTTTCATTTATATTGTAAGTTTCTAGTACAAATAATATAGGTTTATTTTTAATATTTGCTAAATACTCTTGATAACTAGATACTGCCGTCCAAAGTTCTGCATTTGTTTCTCCTACTATATGGCAAAATTCCACTTCTGTATTTATTCTTTCTATTTCCTTTAATGCTTCTAATATTTCAATATTACTTAGCTTTGGTGCTATTGTTTTAAATTCCCACTTATCATTTACCAAGTATTCACTACTTGTAAATGTAAGTTCTAACCCTGCTTCTATAATGCTATAACGCCCATTATCTGGAACTGTAATATTATCAGAATAACTTGCTCCACCATTTATACTATATACAAATACTGCTTCATTTAAGCCACCCCTATTTACAATCTTTATTTTAATGTTAAAGTTATTATAAGGACTTCCTGTTACTGTTATATCTCCTGTACCTGTCTTTATGCTTGTTACTGTACCAATTTCACCTATATTACTTGGTTTGACTGGAATACATAAAGTATAAGCAGCACCATTTTCTGCGCTATCCATAGCCGCATCTGCAAGCGGGCTATGACCTAGCAGCTCTCTTATTTGTGTTACACTCATTGTATTTCGTATAAGAATTGGGATATTGGAAATTATCGGCGAAACACCAACTTTTACATGTCTGCCTGTGCCATTTCCTGCATTAAGCCCTAGTAGACCGTCCTCTACTATATGTGTTACATCATTCATTTTTTACTCCTATCTTGAATTTATCTAGTGCTTGCATATATTGTGTACGTGTTACTTTCTTTCCTTTATACCAACCCGCCAAAGACATAGCACCTATATGTATTAAATTATCTATATTTTCTTGTTTTTGTAACACATCAATATCAACTATCTTTTTAGTTTCTATTATTTTTTCTTTATCTTCTTTATTTATGTTTTCTTTCATTTTCTGCCTCCTTATCCACATTTATTAAAATATCTTCTATTTTTGTATACTCTGTATCCTTATACATTCCACCTACACAGTTAATGCTTACTTGCACTGCTACCTTAGCTTTTAATATGCTATCTTCCTCATCTACCCAATCTGACTCTTCTACTTCAAGATATATATAATCTCCATTTAGATAAAATCCGCTTCCAATTATACTCAAGAAACGTTCATATATTGCTTCTGTAGTATTATAGTCACGCTCACCTATAATTATATTAAATGTTACTGTTCGTTTAAAAATCCTTGTCCGCTTTTTTCTGTCGTCCCTTTCTCCATAAATTTTTTTAGAACCGTCACGCTCCAATGACTCTTTTACAAACAATACTGCACCTATATGGCTATCATAGTTAGTTGCTAACTTTTTACCTGTAGTTATTATATTTGTTTTTATTCCTGCCGCTTTTAGTGCCAAACTTAGTTTTTCTCTGCATTCTTTTAACATATTTTATTCTCCTGCCATTGCTATAGCGTCTTCTATACCGCCTGCAAGCTCTTTTATATCGCCTTCTGACAGACCTAAGAATGGACGGGCTGGAATTGTAACTCTAACAGACTTTTTGCTTACCCAGTTTCCGCCTATCATAAATCTTAATGCCTTAGCATTTTTGGCTCTTATAGTTCTTTTATCACCAAACTGGTGCGTAGCAGCATATATTAAATTTGTACCAACTGCAAATCCTGTATTATTAGCTCTAACCCTTATAGAATTTCTTAATTTAGCTGTCTGTGTAAGAGTCTTTCCACTGCTTTCTACAGCTCGTATAGATTTTTTCCATTTCTTATCATCAGGACTTTTTTCTTCTTTAAATCGTTCTTTAGTTCCAGTTCTTACACCTTCACCTAAAGATTTCATTACACCCTTTAAATCTTCTAATTCTGTTAAGGCTCGCATTTTACGCTGTAATGTTCTTATATCTCCATTAACTTTTAACTTTATCGAAGCCATAACTTACCACCCACGCATTTTATTTCTATTAAATAATCTACCGTTAGACTTTAATGTAAATCCTGTAGCAGAAACTTTAGCACTATTACTATCTATTAAGCCTATTTCTATTATTCCTTTTGCTACATTTGTAAGATATGTTATAGCAGCGTCATATCTATCCTTAAAAGTTTTTTCTCTCGTATCATGTTCAATACCCATTCTGGAGATTAAATTATAAACTGCTATATCTTTACTAAACTTATTAATTACCGCTGGCACTCTAGCAAGGGGAACACTGTAGCGTCTAGCCAAGTAACCGTTAATTTCTGCGTCTGCGTCTTCTATTGCTTTTATTGCTAGATTTTTAAGAAGTTTTATTCGCTTTTTATTATCCTCTAAATATCTATCCCCAATTATTGTGCTTTGCATTTCTTCCTTAATCATTCCTATTACTTCCGCTTCGCTACAATACCCCATATTACTTTCTCCTACTACTTTTCTTTTACTTAATTTTCTCCAGTACTTCCATATGCCATTTGCGGATATCCGTATCCAACGTTACAGCGTCCGTCTGCACCATATATATATTCATCTCTATAAAACACGTTATCATCTGTATCATTTGTTTTATTCGTAAATTTAATAGCCTTACGCTCTTGATATATAATAGGTTTTAGACTTCTGCCAGTGCATAGTAAGTACCATTGTGCCGGCTTATCTGCTAGTTCTGGAACTACTAATAATTCTGCAAGTCCCTTGTTAATATTGGTTGTACCATTTATAGTATCTGCCTCTAATATCATTCTTGCCACTTTTTCATTTGCAGGAGCTACTACTAATAAATTTGGTACTAAATTAAGTGGCTTATTTTTTTCACCAACCAAACTCATCATACCCGATCTTGCCACTTCAAAACTTTCAGTTGTTAATTTGTGTGTTCCCTTATTACTATACTTTTCACCCTTTTTAATATGGTGGTCTGTTGCAAAAAAAGTTTTTCCGTCATAGCATTTTTCAGTAAAACCTTTTTTAAGTGCAGTAAATACCAATTCCTCTGGGTGCAGTGCTGCCGCTTCTCCCATATTGCTAAAGAGAGGGGTATATACTCCATATTGGTCATCTTCTATATCATCTCGTTTTACGCCAATTGTCATTTCGAATTTTTTGTTTTTAATAGTGTAATCATGTGTACTTAATTTCTGTATTTCCCTTTCGCCTACCCATTCTTTCATCTGTGGCATTTGCCCTAGCCATGCATATCCTTGTGCGGCTGATGAAGAAATTACTTTAGTTGCTATTTTATCCCAATGCGTTTCCACACTACTTAACCCCTTTTGAAATGCCGCACTATATCCTAATGTTAAATTTTGTAATGCATTTTGATTTAATATCATTTTTTATTCCTCCTGTTGTTCGTTTATTTATTAGTTAGCTTATTATTTAAACTCTACAGTTACGCTTTTGTCTTTATCTACTTCTAGTATTGTTCCTGCTACAGATGTTCCTGTATCTTCCATTGTTACAGTTACACTATCTTTTATATAGCAAGGCTTTAGAATATCCCTATTTGTTATATCTCCCGCATTTTCCATTACAAATGCCCCTCTTCTAACTTCTATAGTTACTTCTCCATCTTCACCGTTTCTATTATCTACGTACTTTTGACTTATTCCTGCCGCTTTTACATTAGCTTCAGCAACAGCCACTTTGGCATATCCGTTTTCATCTATTACTACTAATTCTGCCTGTAAAATTTCTTCCCCTGCTTTGACAGGTATATTAATAATCTTATTTCCAGTTCTTTCATTTCCTGCTCTACTCATTTTCATCTTCCGCCTTTCCGTATTTTTCTATATCTTCTTTGCTAAGACCCATATTTTTAAGTATCTTCATATCTACTTCTACATTACTATTTTGTTTTTTATCTTCTTTATCTGTAATCTTTCCAACTGGTACTACTACGCTTGCCTTTTCCATAAATTGCTTAAATCCTTTTATATTTTTTAAGGCATACGCTTTTGCCCACTCCTTTTGTGCTGCTGTTATCTTTCCGTCTTTTAATGCAGTCATTACTATCTCTTCTGCTTCTCTTTCCTCAAATTTTGCTTTAAGTTCTAGTAACGCTTTAGTATCTGTATTATTCTTAAAACTTAGTATCTTAGCTGTTACATCTTCTGTTTTGGCATTTTTATCTAAATCTAGCAGCGAAAGCACTATACTATTAGCTACTACTTCTGTTTCTATATCATCTTCATCAGTATCTACACTAGATACTAACTTTGCTACTGCTTTAATTATTTCTTCCTCATCTGCATTGTCAATTTTTAGTGCCTCAATTATCTTTTTTAAATCTAAATCTTCTAACTTATTCATTTTTTTATTACCTCCGTTTTCTTCTACTTCTTCTCTTTCTATATCCAAGGAATTTACTATTGCATACATTCCATCTATAGCTGGTGTATTTGTAAGTGCCACACTATGTAACATTATTGCTTTATTATCTATCTTCCTTGTTAGTACCACTGGCGATAGATATCTATACTCTTTATTTTTTAAATATTCCTTTGCCTTTGCTGTCCACTCTACTTTTGCTATTACCGCGTCCTCACCTTTTATTAATTCTTTTATCCAACCGCCTGCTGGTGCTTCTATATCCTTTAGGGTTTGGTGTTCATAGTCAATCACTAAATCAAGTTTTCTTTGCTCAAACTGTTCTTTCATTTTTAAAAAACTTTCATCATCAACTACAAAATTTCCCTTCTGGCTATGCACCTTACCAAGCGGTAATATTTTAACCTCACTTGGCACATTTTCTACTTTTACCGCTTCTGCTGTGCATATTATCATATTCTTCATTAACCTACTCCTTTCAAACGCTCATTCACGCACCATTCACGCGTGAATAGGCATGTTAAACGTATTACCCCAAGATTTCCCCACTAATGCTGTAAAAACTCATTCTTGGCTTAATTTACCCTTGCTTTATAAGCTTCTTGCAAATAGTCTGGAAAACTACTTAAATCTGGCTGCCATTTTTCCTTAGCAGGGTTATTGCTAAATCCCTTATCTGGAAAACTAGGGCTTAACTCCCCTGTTTCTAAATTTAAAGTATATTCTGGTTCATCTTCTACTTTTAACCCCTGCTCTTTTACTTGCCGCTTAGATAAACTAACTACACTACATCTACAATTAAATCCATTTGGCGGATACCATATATCCCAAATAGGGTCGCTCGCACTATATACTTTTCCATGCATAACTGCATGTTCATCTCTTACATGTCCATCTCCTGCGGTTTCATATCTCCAATAAGGTCGCATTTTCTTTACTATGTCTGTAGACATACTTTCAAAGTGTCCTACATTAAAAGCAGTTTGTACATTTGTTTCAAATATAGTTTTTGCCCTGCTAGGATTTATACCTACAAAACCCCGTTCTTCTAAAAATGTATTCATATCTTTAGCAAATGTCTGCCTTGTCTGTCCCCCCTCCACTGCTTTTGTCAATTTTATTAAAAACTCCTGAAGTATGTTTAATTCTGTATATCCTGCTACGCTAAAAGCTAAACTTTTATATTCTTCTTGCAACTGCTTATATGTATCTGGCATTACTACAATTTTTTCTTTTAGATATTCAACCGCTTGTGTAAATACAAAATCATCTACATTTCCATATATTATTTTACTGACATTGTTATGTGTTGTTTCATTATCCATTTTCTACCTCTATACTTCTACCAAGCAAGTTACTTATATACATAGCCTGTTTTAAAATATCTTGTAATTCTACACTTTCCATATCTGCATAGACTTCTTTTATCTTGTCTTTGTCCTTTAATGTTTCTAGTGCCATTTCCAAGCTGTCCGACTCTTCAACTATTTTCATCAGTGGTTTTAACATACCAGTAAACATTTTTTTAGATTTCTCTACAGTCTTACTTACAACATTATCTACAATACTCTGTACTTTTATCTGTTCCATATTTTCTATGTTTTGTTCCACTTTCAATGTCAATGCCTTTTGTTCCGTTTCTACTATCTTTTGTTCGTCTTTTTGTTCTTCTATAGCTTTTATCTGCCCTAATGTACAAATATCTTCACCCTTTTCTGGCTGCGGTATATTAAACTTTTTATAAATATGGCTTGTTGGAATTGCTACTCCCATATCTACGCTTAGCGTTTTATATATATCTACAACAGTTTTTAAATCATCTGTATCTGCAAAAGCAAATTGGAAATGCGGTATATTACAGCCTGTACCAAAGTTAAACTCTACTAACGGTTTTATAATATATCTTCTAATAGTACTAGCCAGTGCCTTAGCGTCCGCTTCTGTTAAATCTTGTCTAACTTCTCCATGTGTTTTACTTTGTGCATAACTTCCTCCACTATCTGCCGTAAGCGTTTGCCCAAGTACCGCTTTACTTATTTGTTCATCACAGTATCTTGCAAAACTCTCATAAACATCTGCACTGCTTGTTTTATTAGATTCTATAAATTCTATAGCTGCTGTACTTGGTATAATTCCAGCTCCGTCACTTCCAAGACTTACTAGCGCTTCTTTTAACGCCCGTCTATCCATATCACTAGCAGAAGCGTCATATTTTCCTAGTCTAAGCGGCATACCAAATACTTCTAAAAAAGCCACCCAATCTTTAACATCATAATTTTTGAATACATACATCCATGCTATAATTCTTAAAATACCCGCTCTGCTAGGGTGTCCGCTTTTAGCTTTATATTTATGTACTATAAATTTATTTTCTGGTATTTTAATACCATTTGGATACTCTTTTGTGCATATAAGCATTTCATCTGTTGTACTATCCCAAACTAGCTTTTTAGGATGTACCCATTCTATACTTTTAATTACATTATAACCTTCAGTACTTATACCCCATTCTATTTCAGATATACTGATACCCTTACCTATACAATCAAGAATATCAGTAAATATATCATCTATATTTTCTAATGCCTTTAACTGCTCTTTTACAAACTCTGCTATATCTATATCTTTACTATCTCCGCTAAACTCTTGTATATCCCAATCAAGACCAGTTATTGCAAGTTTTCTTGTCTGCAACTGTGAAAATAAATGTGTATCCTTTTCTTCCATTTCTTCAAACAGTTCCATTTGCCGCCTAACATTGCCTACATCTGCTTCTTTAAATATATTTGCAAGTCTTAAAGGATTTAAGCCACTGCTTGGATATTCGCTATATTTATCATTTACATCTCTTGCTATAAATCCACTCTCTGCTCTTACTACTTTATCTAACAATATTGGTGTTGCTCTACTTTGTCTTTTATTTCTCTTTTTAGCCATTTTTTCTCCTAATATGTCCCTCTTACAAACCTAGAACGTCTGCTTGTTACACTTTCATATTCAATTTTCCTACTAATTCCCTTTACTAGCATTGCCATATCTACAGCCATTTTTAAACCATCTGGTGCGTCGTCATTTCTGCCCATTGGATACTCTTCTAATTGTTTAAGTAATGTCTTATGTTCACGGTTAAATTTAATATACTTATTTTTTATAAGTGGCTGTAATGACTCTATTCGTAACTGTTTATTTTGGGTACTATTTATTTCTTCTATTGATATATATTCCCCTGCTTCCATTGTCTTTTGTACCATTACTTCCTTAAAGAAGTGCTGGAACTGCACCGTTTCAACTCCAAATCTAAAAAATGTCTTCCCATAATCTTTTTTAAGTCTTTTATGCATTTCTATTACATCTGTTATTATTTCATCTGGCTTTCTCCGCTCTACGCTTGCTTCTACTACATATATATAACCTGTAATACTATCTACTGCCAAAGCAAATATAGAAGAAGTATCAGATTTTTTATTTTTCCCAAGGCTTGGGTCATTCGCACCTACAAATATAAATCTACTATCTTTAAAATTAACTTCACCCTGTTCATAAAAATCAAACCATTCAGAATTAAATACTGCATTTTCTGGGTCTATTGGCTCATTTTGCATTTCAGAATTAAAAGAGGCTACACCCTCCGCTGTCTTCATCGCCATTAAATCATAGTATGTAAACTTTTCTTCCCAAAGTACCGCACTACCCTCAAGCATTTCTTTCTTGTTTGCTTCATAGAATATTTCTGCGTCCTCTTGATGGCTTTCATTAAATAGATTAGTGTATATAGCTTCCCATTCTTCCCACAGCTTAGAATTAACAGCGTCTGATATAACCGCTTGATACTTCCTTGCTTTATACTTAGGATTTTTCAGAACATTCGACAAAAGTGAGTCATAATGCAGTACTGTACCAATGTAAATAATATCTGTATAAGTATCTCCTGCCTTACTTACAGCTTTATCAAACCAGTTCTTCAGCTTTCGTCTTTGTTCTGGAGTATTAACATTTTCATCGTTTTCAACATCATCTAATATTATTAGGTCTGGTCGCCAATTCTTATGTCTTCTACCTCTTATCTTCTTACCACTGCCAAGCGACTCTATCTTTATATCTGTGCTTGTTAGCATTACACTGCTTCGCCAAGCCTTATCACCTTTTAGATTTCCAAAGTCCTCTATTATAGCCGCATTATCTTCTAATTCTGTTTTTATATCCTCTAAAAACCCATCCGCCTGCTCGCTTGCGTCAGAAATTATAATAATATAATGCTTATATTTATATAAAATACTATGCAAGCTATCTTTAAATGTTAAATTGGTAGATTTTGCATGTCCACGAGGTGCTGCCACCACTCTATGCTTACCATTTAAACTAGATATCTTTTTATCTTCTATAAATGGATTTAGATTTTTCATAACTCCGTCTTTCCATATATCATCAAGTTCAGTGTGAAAACTTGGAGATTTACGCTTAAAATAATGCTTTAAATATGCCCTGCCAAAGTACTGTATATCTATTGCCGCTAATCTCTTTCTAAGTCCATTACTACCTGTAAGGCTTGCCCCTATTTTAAATTCCTCATGCAATGCTTGACGTTCTTCTAAGTGTTCTGTACTGCTAAGGACATATTGTAAAAATAATTCTTTTTGATATTCTTTATTACTAACTGCTTCTATATCTTTTGTATCAAGTTCTTGTAGCCAACTATCAATATCAATCATCTGCAATCATTCTTTCTTTCGTTTTCATAAGTATCTTAGATAACGCTATCTTGCTTTCTTCATCTTGCTTTATTAGATTTAATATGTTAATTTCTAATTCCTTAAATGCAAGGTCTGCTTTTTTCTTCATGTCCTGCTTAACTTTATCTTTATATACCTTAGTTCGGCTAAGAGATGTTATTAATCTTCCTGCCTTATCAAGCGGCATTTGGTCAAACTCTTCTTCTGCTGTAGCTAACTTATTTATAAGTCCGTCCATTAACATCATCATTGCCGCTTCTGTATAATCACTTTCAGGCGATTGCTTTATTGCCTTTACTAATTTTTCTGTCTGTGCCTGTGCTTCCATTACCCTTTGCATTGCCGTATTACTACGCATTGCATATCTGCCAACCGCAGAACGGCTTATTTTAAATCCCACAGATTTTAGCCAATCTGATATATCTGTATAAGTATTACTGCTTTTTAAAAGCATTGCGTCTACTTGTATTTTTATTTCGTTTGGGAGTTCATCTATCTTACTTGTTACCCTTTTTTTAGTTCTCTGTGTTCCCATTAAACATCAACCCCTAAATCTTCTATAGTACCCTCTACAAGGTCTATACCTTTTTTAGTAAGTTTTATAACGGCATCTCTCCTATAAGCTGTATATGCGTTCACTGTTCTATCCGTAAAAACTATATATTCAGACTCTTTTAAATAATCTAAATACTTGCTTATATCAGGTGTCATTATTACACCATCTGCAATTAATGCATTGGTAATCTGTCTTACAAGCAAAGAATTTTGATACCCTTTTACTAATGCTCTAACAATATATCCCCTTATACTCTTATTCTGCCTAATCTCTACATCTTCTCTCTCGTCTAACATTTTTATATTCCCCTCTTCTTTTAATTTTTAAATACAAATAATTTATCTATTTTTTTCTCAATGTTATTCATTTTATTTTCTATATTATTTATCTTATTTTCTTGATTTTGTTGACATCTTATATAGTCCTCTCTTAACACATAAACAAAGGGCAAATCTGCTTTTAACTGCTCTATCTCTTTTCTTGTTTCTTTAATCTCTAACTCATTTGTTGTTGTATCTTCTTTTATTCTTTGCAATGTAGACTTTAAACTCCAACCCACAAGCCCTATAACTAATGTTGTTGTAGTTTGTATTAAAAACATCACTATCGTCGCTGTATCTAGCATATTCACACCCTTATCTTCTCTCTACTCATTTGCATTTTCATTTCAAGTACTTTACTTTCTATTACATTTTTAAGATATAATTCAAAGTTATTAATATTTTCTGTTATAACTTTCTTAGTATCTTCCTTTATCACCAATTTAATATCTCTAGCCGCTTCTTCCGCTAAATCCTCCAGAACACTTTTATCTAACATATCCGCTTTAACATATTCCCTAATTCCCTTTGCTTTAGTTTGCTCCATAGCTTTTACAACCTTACTTGTTATAAATTCGACATCTACTAAAGCATTAGTAAATAACTTTCTTTTTTCTTCTTCTTTAATTGCTTTCATCTGCATTTGTATATTTACTCCGATTTTATTAAGTAAATATACACTACATGCTACTAACAATCCTATTATAGATATTGCAATACTACTCAATGCCTCACTTGCCACATTTGTAATTAAATTAATCATTTCTTAGGCTTCTCCATTTCTTATTTTTTTATTCTTAAACTAAAAAAACTACAGTAACATTCGTTACTGTAGTCAGTATATATTAGATATTTAAAAACCTTTACCGGAAATACTTCCCGATAAAATTTCCAACTTATAAAGTATTATATATATTTACTATTTTTATCTTCAGCTCTTACTCTCTTCTATAAATTCTAACATCATTTTAGTTAATTGTGCTGCTTGAGTTGTTCCTAATACCTCACAAGCTTTTGCAAAGTCATCTGTTACATTCTTTTTCAACTTATAGCTTTTAGTTATATATCCAGCCTTTTTTTGATATCGTTCACTTGCTAGTGTTTGAGATGTTGGGTTTCCTATTGGCATAACTATTCACCTCTTTTCATTCTTATTACTTCAAAGATAACATCTGTTAAAATTAACACTGACGCTATTGCCACTATTACATAACTGTATATATCCTCTGCAACAATAGCATTTATTATTGCAAATATAAAAAATAACTCTTCAAATTTTAATATTTTTCTCATGTACTTTTTTTCGCTAATGTGTTATTATTTTTATAAGAGGTTGGGGGATTGCTCCCCCTGCTCTTACCCTAAAGTCTCGATGATTTTTGCTATCGCTGTAATCAATGCTGCAATCGCTACTATGCTTTTGATTACTAATTCTGCAATTTTCATTGAGTCTTTTTTGCGTTTACGCTTTTTACTCATTAGCTTACCTCCTTTCTAAGAATAAGTATAACATAGGGTTTACCCTATGTCAACTATTTTTTATCAATAAGATTAACTACATTCTTCATTTTATAATTTAATCTAAATAATCATATATATTTCTCTGTGCTGGATGTGGCACATCTTTTAATATATTACTTACCTGTTTAACTGTTAAATCATACTTTATTGCAAGTACTTTTTCATTATAACCATTATACTCTTTTTTTATTCGTCGATTTCTAGCTGGAGCAATTATATTCTCTTGCTTTGGAAAATATAACTCATCTCCCTTAGCATAGTTACCTATTTCAATAAATTTTTTAATTCCTATTATATCAACCACTGGCTTATAAATTTCTGCTATATCTTCAACCGTAGTTTCTTCTATCAACTCATTTATTAACTGCTGTCGCATTTAATCACCACCTTATTTATTACCACTACTGCATTATAGCTACCACTGCCCCTTTATCATCTGTTTTAAGCGTTATATCTCCTTTTAACATTCTACCGTCTTCCCCAAATACATATGTTTTATTCCCTATCTTCTCACACCCAACAACCATTTTTCCGTCTATATTAAAATAATACCATTCTTCACCTAAAAATCTCCATTCTTTCATCACCGCAACACCTGTATCTTTTAGATAATACCACTCATTATCTACATTAACCCAACCTACTTCCATTTCTCCTTTACTATTAAAATAATACCAGTTATAATCTACCTCATACCAACTAACTACCATATATCCATCAGAGTTTAAATAATACCAATTCTCTTTATACTTAACCCACCCTATTTTCATATTTCCGTTTGGTTCAAAATAATAATGCTTATTTTCTACCTCATACCAACCTACTGCTTTGCTCCCATCTTCTTTATAATAATTCCATTCCCCACTATCTGTTTTAACAAATCCCTGTTTTACAACTGGCTTTAAAAACAATAATCTTTCTGCTTCTCTTCTACGTACAAGTCCATTAGATACAACTTTAACTCCATTTTGAGTTACCTTATTCCATGCTAGAAACTCATTTGCCGCTTTATTCATATCATTGGCATTCACATATTTTAATAGCGTTGAACTTCTTAATGCTCCTACTCCACAGTTAAATGTAAAACTAACTAAAGAATCAAACTGGTTTTGATTAATATCAATATCACTATTAACATTACTATTAACCGCATTAACTGCACTTGCTACATCTACATCTAAATAAGTCTCCGCCTGTGCCAATGTTATAACTTGTCCTGCTTTTACTCCCGCAGTATGACCAAAACCAATCGTCCACACATTCGCTTGGCACAAATAAGCTGTATTTCTATAACCCTCAAAACTCTTTATTAAATTTCTACCCTCTATTCCTAAATTCCTTTTACTACTCATCTTTTTCTTCCTGCCTTTCTTCATCTTCTTTTCTTTTTACCATTTTTTTTAATATCTCAATTAACTTCATGCACTCATTAAGGCTTAACCATTTTATAGAACTAATTCCAAACATCTTATAACAAAATCCGTCTATTCTCTTATTATCATCATTCCAGCCAAGTTTTTCACATAAGTTATAAATTTTTCGTCTTAAATCTACAGTTTCTGCACTCCCTCCTACATCTGTCCTATTCTTACTCTTTTTCTTCTTTACAGCGTCTTTCATCTCCGCAAGCACACCGCATATTTTATCTATCTGTCTTTGTGTTAATTCTTTAATAGACTCTTTCCCCGTTTCTCGCATTATTATTAAATATAATTCTTCCTTATCTAGTTGCAATTCTTTAGATTTTGCTATTCCCCATATAGCTTTTATACTTCCATTATAACTATATCTTTTATGTCTTACCATTTAGCAACCCCCAATATTTTCACTTCATAATTTAACTTTTTATATCCAACTTTCAATTAACTGTAATTCTTCGTTATTCTTCTGCTGTATCTTATACATATGCGGAAAAACATTTTTTATATCATTTCTTGCTTTTTGCAATGTTTCATATTCTGCCATATAATCAAGTTCCTTTGTTCCGTCAAAAATTTTAATAATATATCTTCTTTTTACATTTGCTTTTCTTTTACTTATTATAAACCTTGGTATATTATTAAAATATTGTATTGGAATTGGCAGTTGTTTCAACCCTTTTGTTAAACATTTTTTATACATACCACACCTCTTATATTATATTCCTGTTGCTTTTATTTTTTCATAATCTTCTTCATACCAAAATGTATCTTCTTTCTTTAGCGTTGCGCCTATCTCTATTATTACCTTTTCGTCATATTTTTTAAGAATCTCCTTATTTATCTTCTCCGTAACTACTATACAATCTTTCATTCTTCGCTTACGCAATTTATCTATTATACTTGCAACTTTATCTTTTGCTGTAGGCAGGGAAAGTTTAGTACTTAACCTAAAACCTGTTTTTCCAAAATTTAAAACTTTTGTCTTACCCTCCAACTCGTCCTTATGTTCTATTACAAAATCCTTTATATCTTTACCTAACTTATCAACTCTATCTTGATAAGGTTTAGCCTCATGTGCAGCAGACTTTTTTATACCCTGCATTTGCTTATTCATTTCCCCCTCTATTTCATCTATCTTTATATTATTTTCTGCTATCTCTTTTAAAACCATATCTACATCTTCCCAATTTTTAAGTACCGCTACTTCCTTTATTTTCGTTCTTGCCATTAATCTTTATCCTCCTAGATTATTTCTATTAATTTTATATTTTCATTGTTTTTTTATTTATGTTTCTCTTTCATTTCTCTATAATTACTATACAAGCTATTCGCAGTAGCTAAGTACATATGAAAGGAATATATATAATACATTTAACTTCAGAATATATGGCTAAAGCTAGTATTGAGCTTACTAAATCGGCTATTCAAAGTGGTCTTATTAAAACATCTGATACACCTAAAGCCAACGCAGAAGCTGTTTTAGAATTTTATTTTACTTTAATCAATGGTTTTAACCCTAATTATAGTAAAAAATCTTAATCTTTATTTATACTTTTGTTCTAGCCGATATTAATTCAGCTAGGGCAGAAGTCATACTTGCAATTTCCATTACACCACAACACATTTCTTCTTTACAGCCTTTCAGTATTATTTCTGATAAACATTTTATAATATTATCTATTCTATCTATATCATTTTCTCTTATCATTTAACCATTCCTCCTAGATTATTCCTATTAATTCTATTCTTTCATTGTTCTTAATTAAATGCCTTTTTAAACCTCCAAATGAAACCCAATATGGTAAGTATGTTTTATATGTCATATCATACTCTTTTAAAAGTCGTTTTGGCATGTTCTTTTTATCTTTCGCTTTTATTAAAGAACGTTCCGACACTCTTATAAATCGTTTTCTAATTTCATTTTCTTTATCTTTAGAAAGCCATTCAATCTTAATTTCTCCATTTACATAAATCACAATAGCATTTTTATATGTACTTATCCTCTGAAGTTGTAGTGTTATATTATATCCGTCTATTTCTAATTGTACTTTTTTATACATACTACCTAGTGCTTCTTTTACCTGTTCCCACTCTTCTTTTTGCATATAATACTAGCTCCGCTCCTTTGTTTGGACACTATAACTCACTTTTAAGTACTGTTTGTACTTATTGGCTACTTCACTTTCTCTAGGATAATCTTCTCTAAATATTCTCGCACATTCTTCTAGTGCTATTATTAGAAGTGCTGTTTCACCTTTTTTAGTACCTTCCACACTATTCATTATGTGTTGTGCTATTGCTGCTGTTAGGTTTCCCAATTGTTTTATTCTTTCTGCACTATTTTTAACCTTGTTTTTTATTATTTCTTCTCTTGCTTCCTCTATCGCTCTTGTCATTTTTTTAACCTCCAAATTTTACTTTCTCAATTATATAGTCTACAGTTTCTTCCTTTTCAAACTTCTTTGACTCTTCTATCCCAAGTTCTTGTAATGTATACATTATTTCATCTGAATAATACCAATCCTTTGATAATCTCCCAAGACTATCAACTATTTTTTCTCCCTCCTCCTTACTCTTAACTTCAAAAATAACTTCATTTTTTCTTACAACTTTTTCTTCATATTTGATTTTAACTTTCATCTTCTCTCTTCCTTTCATATTCCTTACACTATTAAAATAATTTATACTTCTTTTCTCACATATACCTTATTAAATATTATTGCAATCTCTTTATATTTCTATATAATTACAAGATTTAGCATTAGCATACTTACTTTTCCAACTACACCAATAATATGCTCGCCTATGTCCCGTTACCGCCCAAATAGTCCACTTTACTTCACCATAAGACACACTCATATTTTCCTTTAATTCCTTTTCCTTTTCTCTTATTTTTCTTATAACTTCATCAACTTCTTGATATGTCATTTCAAATCTATCTATTAATGTTATTCTTATCTTTTCCATATCTCCCCCTCTACAACCCACATTTCCTAAGTATTTTTGTACCAACTAACACAACTGTTAATATAATAGAAGAAATCATTATTAATATAGCTATCGCTGTGTCCCTATAACTAATACCATATTTATTCATTAGATACATAATATAAAGTATTATCACACTTAATATCTCTGTTAAAACAATATATCTAATAACCTCTCTCGCCTGTCTTTTCTCTCTCCTTATTCTGTTTATTCTCTCCTGCTTTTTTTTATTTTCTAGTATCAAAATACAATTATTCATTTCTTTTCCTCTCCCTTTCTACAACATCATCATGTTTGACGCCGCATTTAATATCTTTATATTAACTTTAGTTTCTCCGCTTTCTCTAAGTACCCTTATTACATTATTTAGCGTTCTATCAAATAACCTAAAACAGCCACTTTGTGTATTTGTTGCCCTAGCAATAAGTTCTCCAGTAGCTTGCTCATCTACTTCAAAGTCTTTAAGATACTCTATAACTTCTTTTCTCTTTAAACCTTTTAGCTTATAATAAAAATCCATCCTATTTGCAAAACGTGTTAAACTTCCCTTTATTTCTGCTTCTAGCTTTGGTTCTCCAGCTATAATAATTCCAACTTCTGCTTGGTCAAATATCCCCCTTAATATCTCCATTTTCTTTTGTGTATACTTATTTATAAGTTTGTCTGCTTCATCAATAATTAGCAAATATCCTGTATTAGTATTAAAAAACTCCCTTATTCTGTTTACCCTGCTCCATATAGTTCCACCAATACCCTTTGGCATTCCTAATTGTATCTCTATTGCTTCTATTAAATCCCTGCAAGCCATGGTATCGTCGCATTCTATATATGCTACCCTTGGTAACTTAGCATAGCTCTTTAGTGCATATGTCTTACCTTGACCTGATTTACCAACTATAATTCCTAGTGCCATATTTTCTTGACACGCATTACATAAACCTAGGACACTTGCATAATCAACACTATTAAAGTTATCAATCTTTTTTAATTCTTTTACATCTCCCATTGCGGTTATATTGCTTTCAGTTCTTGAAAATTCTCTTGTACTCTCTAAAAACTCTTCAATCTTTAATTCAATTTCTGTAGTATCTGACGCTTCATATTTATTATTTAGATACTTACTAAGAGCTGAACGACTATAATTCATTCTTAACGCCGCTTCTGCTTTATTCATACCCATATCCTTTAAACGTTCATTCATTAAATTGGCTAAACTTTTAGGATTTGTATAACTTTTTAATGCTTCCATGTAATTAACCCACCTTTCACCTTTATTCACTTATCGCTTTTAATTTTCTAAGTGCTTCTAGTGCATTATTATTAATATATTCACTCTCTGCTTGCTCATTATTTTTCTTTCGAAATCCGTCCCTATATGTCTTACTATCTGGCAAACTAACAACCTTTGCCTTCTTCTCCCCCTTTCCTATCATTAAATCTATTCCACCTGTAACACTACTAAATCCTACATAATCTGCATTAATATCTTCAAGCGGTATTTGTGTTTCACTCAATCGCTCCCTATCTCTGCTAATCTGTCTTTTCTGCATTTTAATATGTTCTTCTAATGCCTTTTGTGTTACCTTTGGTGCTATCTGCAACAATTCTTGGCTATAAGCTTCACATACCTTTTTACCATTCTTAAATATGTATAATGTCGCCATATCGTCTGGGTCAAATTTTATATCTACTCTTTGCCCTATATAATCACAAAGTTCATCAGAACGATATTCAAAGCCTTTTCTTACTATTCCAATATTTCTTACTAATACATTCTCTGACTTCATCATGAGTATTGTTGCATAAGATTTCGGCGGTGCTGCCTTTATATATCTTTCTGCCTTTGTAAACATAGCAAGCGGTGTATTCCATGCTTCTCCAGCTTTTCTTAAACCACCATGCTCACGCTTTACATATACATTATTCAGCCATTCGCTCCACTTTATGTAAAATTCTTCAATTGTAAGCAACTTGCCTTTTTCTAGCATATCCCTAATATTTTTATCAACTTTATCTGATGTCTTAGAACCTGTAAGCGTTCCCGTATAACTTTTAAGCCACCTTGTAAATCCATTGCACACAGTTCCAAAAAAACGTTCTATCTGCCCCTTACTCCAAGGCTCATACGGCAATGCCCTATGGTCATCTTCAATTCCTATACTTCTATAAAATCCCTTAACCTCTTCGTCAAAGTCCATACCGCCCCTATCATTTCTATTTCTGCCTGTCATAGTCTTAGCTGTATAATCTTTACCATTATCTATGTACACATACTTAGGAACTCCGCCATTTGGCTGGTACATCATTTTAAGTAGACTTTGCTTTAATATATCACTGTTAGCATTTTTACATATAATATCCCCTAAAATATATCTGCTCCTTATATCTACCCATGCTACAAGTCTAGGTTTAATCGCTATAACATTTCCGTTTGGCTGTTTATAACTTACCCAACAATCAAAGGTATGTTCATCTCCCATGGCTATTTCCATTACCGCCACACTCGATGTATCCCGACTTGCTTTAACCATTGTTTTATTCTTATAATTTCGCATTCCCTTAGAAGCTAAATAATAAGCGTTTCGCATTCCCTCATCATTCATTAAGTAGTTTAGATATCTAGCAACACTTGCATAACTTGGTATCTTATCCCAACCATTAACATTTGATACTGCCTGTAACTTTTCATATAACATTTCTATAGTTCCTAGGTTGGAAGCAAAATCTTTATTGAACCATATATTTTTTATAACTGTCTTTACTTCTTCACTAAAACTTGGGAAGTTTCCCAATTCTTTAGGCTTTCTGCATAAACAAAGAATTTCAAAAAATTCATACTCTCCGCCTGTTTCTTTTTCAAGTTTATTTCTCCATGCTACAGCTTCAAGATAGGCTTTAGTATATCTATATAATGTTCTTTGCCCCTTTCCTAAGTATTTCATTGCATAATCATCAGCAAATCTAGTCTTATCTTTATCTTCATATGATAAGAAGCCCTTTATTATCTTTCTAAGTTCTATTGCTTTGTTATAATTCTTATTCCATGTATCAATGTACCAGTCAATATCTGTATCTACATACCAAGGTCGTTCAATGTCATTATGTTCTTTATTAATTTCTTCTGTTAAGCCCTTAACTTCTGTTAGTTCTTTAAGTTTTTGTTCCTCCTTCCATTTCTGCCGTGCCGGAGGCGATAAACTATCAACTGCAATATATACAAGAGGCTTAAATCCATAATCTCGTTTTTTCGTTCTTATACAGTATTTTTCTCGTTCTCTCTGTACTCTTTTACGAAAAGCATTATATTCAACATTTTCTAATCTTGCAGCATAATCCAACATTATATATTCATCCATAAATATGTTTAACCCCCTCTTCCTTTATGCTACATCCTGCCTATCTATATCCAGTATGTCTATAATTCTTTTTTTGTATTTTCCTCCAGAACGAATACCTACAATAATTTTTGACAAATATTGCTTGTTTATACCTAATAATTTAGCTAACTCTGTCTGAGTCATACCTTTATCTATTAATCTTTTTTTTACTATAATCCCAAATGCTGTAAGTTTCAAAAAATCACCTACTTTGTATATTTTTAGATAAAATCTTTGTTTTAGGTTTCTTTTTATCAATATTCTTTAATTCTGTTCTGCTAACTATTTCAATAGTTGTTTGCAAATCTCTTATTACTAACCATTCATCAGAACTTAGCCCATTTGCCCCCATAATTATTTTATGTTGCCTTGTTGGCAATTTACCATTCTTCACTTAATCACACCTTTCTTTTTGTCAAAAATTTTGAGAATACTATTTATAGCTTGAATATATTGTGCTATAATTTCTTTAGTTTAGGGTTATTTGTAACCCCTTGAGCGTATTATAAATTAGTTTTTCCTAATTGTCAATACGTTTTTTCTAATTTATATTTTTTTAAATAAATCTAAATGAGGTGCTAAATGTGGAAATAAACAAAAGAATTTTTTATTTACTAGAAAAACAAAAGAGAACAGCTAAAGAATTAGGTGCATTTATTGGCGTTAAACCAAGTAGCATAAGTGCTTGGAAAAATGACGGAAGCTACCCATCATCAAAATATATAATTAGTATTTCCGAATTTTTCAATGTGTCTATTGAATATCTATACACCGGCAACAATAATAATCCACTACCACTATCACCTGATGAACTAGAATTAATTGAAACTTATAATAAGCTAGATAGACGTGGACAACACCAAGTCCACTCCACTATATATTTAGAAATTGACCGTATAAATTCCTCTTATGAAAAAACAGAATACAAAAATATAGTATCTTGA